TCAGATCGGCTGGACGGTGCGACGCTCGCCGGACAGCTCGGCGCGATCGGGGTGGAAGTACAGGACTGGGAGCTCAACCGTGACTTCGGGCGGCAAGCCATAACTTGCCCCTGGCTGGGCTTCCTCGAGCGCCCGCCGATGGCGGCCGATTTCTTCCAGCAGGCACGTCAGATCGCTACCCGTCAGATATTCGACCAGATGGGTTTCCAGCTGCGCCAGCTTCTCACCGTGAACGTGCGTCGCTGCGGCGCTATAGGCTAGCTCCAGGTGGGCTAGGCTGACGTTTGCTTCCGACAGCTTTCGACGTAGACCGCGCTGGAGCGCTTGATGCCGGCTCACATCGGCTTGTGCCTTCTCGACCTGTGTACGTGCCTTGGCGTGCTGTGTGTTCGCGGCCTTGGTTTCGGTCTCGTCGCCGTAGCCGATTGCCGCCAGGGCCTCTAGTTCCTCGAGCTTTTCCTGGGCTGCCACGGCTTCCTGTGCTGCAGTTGTCAGCGAGCCGCTTTCGCCCTCGAGACTGGCCAGCTTCTCGGCAATGCCATCTCGGTAGGCTTGGGCCTCGTCCATATCCTTCTGGATGATTTCCAGCGTGGTCGCGGTGGCTTTCGGGATTCTTCCCTCGACCTTGGCGAGAGATTCAGCCCGCTCATCTTTCAGCTCGCCCGCGGCCTGCTGCGCTTCTCCGGCCTGCTGTAAGTTCTGATAGGCCTGCTGGACGTTATGCAGATACGCTTGGGCCTCTTCTCCTTTCTGTGTCTTAGGCCCTGAGCTTGCCAGTTGCTCGAGCCGAGTCATCAGGGCTTGGATATCCTGTGCGCTGGGTTCCTCTCCGATTTCCCTGGATGTCATGTGACGGGCGTTGCGGACATGGAACGTCAATGCGTGCTGCGATGCCTCCCGTTCTTTCTTGGCTTCCGACAGACTGCTGTCTGCCTCTGAAAGCTCATCGCGCTTTGCCTTGACCGTCTGATACCAGGCGGCCCATTCATCGGTGGCTTTTTTAGATTTGAACATTTGATTCTCCTGCGGTGAGTTAAGTGCCCGTCGTGGGCGGGTTTGACCTGAGCATGAAAGGCGGCAAATTCACTGCATCCATGTACAGGTGGTACAGGTCTCTAGACGCTCAACAGCGGGCCTCATTGCCACCTGTGGTGGAGCATCATAGATCGCCGAAAAAATGCCGAATTCCGCGATGCTCGTCCCCCGTGGCCTGGGGAATCTGGGTGGGGAAGGACCCGCCATTTTCGGCAGGCTGCGGCGACTGAGCGATATCAGGGTTTTGTTGGAGGACGGGGCGAAACGCCCCATCCTTTCGGCTAGCTGTTAGCGCACCAACGCCAGTAGTGAGCGATTGGCCGCGGCTCTGCCGGCGTTCTCTTGCTTCACTGGGCTGGGCTCAACTTCGACGGCTGAGTGCCAGATCGCCACGTATCGCCGGGCGGTGCGCTCTGCGGCCCTGGGTGGCAGGGTCCGCATACGTCGACAGATGAACGTCCTATCCTCCGCCAGTAGCGGGCAACGGCCGGCGATCCAATCGATCCAAGGCTCTCGATTGCCGATCGTCTCCCGGTGTGGTGCCTTGGGGGACGCTTCGCCCAGCAGGGCCAGCGCTCGCCGGCTTGTCTCGTCCGGGTCGCTGGTCGCCGTCATGGCGTCTTCCACGGCTATGGCCAGATCGGCGCGGTCACGCCGGGACAGTGGCGCCATCGTTTCCCGCAGCCGATGAGCCAATCTCGCATCCACGTCATGGCCAGCGGCTACCAGGCTGGAGATGATCGCCTCGATCTCCCGCATTGGCGCGGGGTGCTGCGGATTCTGCGGATCTGCGGATAAGCCGGTATCATTAGGCTCGGCGTTTGCGGATGAGTTGCGGATGGTTGCGGATGAGCTCTCTGCCGTCTCGTCATCCCATAGCTGGCGGCCCAGCTCCATCAGGTCCAAGGCTGGCCGCGCTTGGGTGAAGGACGTACTGGCTTGGGTATCTCCGCTCTCCCATAGTCGGCGTCCGACTTCCATCAGGTCGATCATGATTGCACCTCCCGAATCCGCCAGCCTGTCGGCTTTCCGCTCTGGTTGCTGCTGGCAATCTGCATGTGCCCCGTGTCGACCAGGAAGGTCAGCAGGGCGCGGGCCTTCGTGGCGCTGCGGTACTCGCTGCCCAGTCGCTTGAAGTCGCGGGCGTGTAGCTCTCCGCCGTGCGCCTTGATCCATTCCATCAGGTCGCGAGCCTGTAGCTCCTGCACGTCCTGACGTGCTTCGGCTGTGCGGATCGCCATCGACTCGAGGTAGTACGCCATCAGGCGTCCGGCTCTCTCGATATGCTGGGGTGTAGGGCTGTGTTCTCCCTCGACGATTGCCAGCACGGTGGCGATGCGCGCGGCGTTGTCGGCTGCCTTGCTGGCGAACGCCTGCACGTCGCGAAAGCGACCATCGGGGCTGAGCTGCCACTCGATACTGTCGTGAAGGCGGGCCCACGTATCGAAGGCTGCGCCGTCGATGCTGGCAAGCCTGGGCGACAGGGCGCCGTTCTCGTCGGTGTGAAGTGGTTCACGGATGAGGCTGGCCAGCGTCTCCCAATAGCGGCCGATCGCCGGATCATGATGGGCGCCACGCTTGGGATCTCGTCCTTTCAGCAGTCGGCTACCTACCAGGCTCGTCTCCTGCACAATCAGGAAGCGGGCCAGGAAGCCTTGGCCTTGCAATAGCGGGTCGCCCAGCACCTTGGCAGCTACTACGGGTTGCACCATCAGGTGGGCCGACAGGCGCCGGCCAGACAGAAAGCCAGACTCCCCAGCGGTGCCTCGAGTCCGGGTGATCGGTGAGCCATCCCACAGCTTGGAAACCATCGCTACCGTGCGGCCCCGGCTCTCCTCACTCATTCCATGCCCACCGAAGAATCCCACGCCTTCGTCGCTGAACAGCCCCGCGCTTGGGTAGCTGTGCTGGAGATGTCGGTAGATGCCCTCGGCGGTGGGCTCGGCAAAGGTCATGCTTGGCGTGGCTGGCGGCTGGGGCTCTTGTCCGTCGATCTCCGCCAGTTGCTCTTGGAGAAAGGTTTGCTCCGCCTCCTTCATGGGCTGGCGGCCCTTAGGCTTGCTGGCGCTGATAACAGACTCTCGGCGCATCTCCCACGCTTCACGGGCAGCCTTGAAGCTCGCCATGGCCTCGGGGTGCCCCTGACGCTTCTCGGCTTCCAGGTCGCGGATCGGCGCCAACGCCAGACCGTCCAGGCTTGACTTGCGCTCTCCGCTACCGGCCACGGTCATGCAGAACAGCGAGACCGGACCGCGGCCGATCGGTCCTCGTGCAATATCGATTTGGCCTTGCACCGCCAGCGCGGCGGCCGCCAGCACGGACTGGCCAGCCATGCCCGGCGGTGTCTGAACGTGGAAGGCCAGGCGCTCGGCAGCCTCTCCCAAGATCGGACCCAGTGCCTCAAGAGGAAAGGCGGGCGGCTGCTCTCGTTCAGCGAGAGGAATAGGGTTCAGCTCGAGCACGCTCCCGCGCTCTATGGGCTGCCCCAGTTGCTGTTTAACGGCGGCGTTACTCATGCGGCGCCCTCCTGGGGAGACTGGCAGCGAGCCAGATCGTTGAAGTCGGTACAGGTGCAATCCGGACAGGGGAAGCGTGGCCAGGTCAGATCGGCGCGGACGGCGGCCGCGATCTCTCTGGCGGCGGTGATGCCGGGATTGCCTTCGGTGTGCTGGTCGTTGTCGGCGGCGACGGTGATGGCAACGCTCGCCGGCAGACGCTGACGAAGGGCTTGCCCGACCGGTGCCAGGTTGTTGGCGGTCATGGCGGCGACCACGGGGCAGCCGGTGGACTCATGCAACGTCGCGGCCGTTGCCCAGCCTTCGCAGAGGTACAGGCGCGGTGCATCCGCCAGCCGACCGATGATCGTCGCGCAGCCTTTGAGGCGAGCGCGGGGCATGAAGCGCTTGGTGCCATCTGGTCCGATGCGTTGCAGGTTCACCAGTTGGCCCTCGGCGAACAGTGGGACCAGCAGCCGGTCGCCATGCTGGCGGATGCCGTAGGGTGCTACCTGCTTGGCGACCAGGTAGGCATGGCGTCGATCGGCAGCGCTGGCGCTTGCCCACAGCCGGCGGACGCGTTTGGCCGCGTGCGCCTGCTCTCGCTGCCGCTGGCTTTCCCTTGCCTGCCGGGCTCTCTGCGCAACCTGTCGTGCTTGCTCGGCGGCGATGGGGTCATGCTCTCCCGCCAGCGTCACCGTGTGCTGTTCGCCTGTATGCCAGAAGCCATAGACGGCGATCTCGTGAGTGGGGCACACGTACCAGCCGGAGAGATTGCCGCGACGCTTGTCCGGGGCATCGAAGCGATGGACGCTACCATCGGCGATGATGGAGAGGCCGGCCACGCCTTGGCCTAGCAGGGCGTCGATCAACGCCGATTCGATGCTATGATGGTGATGTGTGGGGAGCACACAACGCGGCTCTGGCGCCCGGCCCTTGTGGTCGGGCGTTCTCGTTTCAGACTTCACGGAACGGCCCTCCCATGCCCTCGTGGGCGTTCTCCAGCGCACGGAATACCGCATGCAACGTGGCGCCGATATGCCCGCTGGCCTTGGCCAGTGGTAGACGCTCGCGGGCCGGCACCTTGGCATGCCCCATCTCCTTCTCGATTCGCTCGATCCGGTTGCCCAGCGTCAGCAGATCGCTTGTGGTCTGCACCAGCTCGATGGCTTGGCCGATCGTCATGCGGGGCTGTCCATCTGCCTCAGCCTGAGGCGGGGTCTCAACGGTGCCGATGTGAGTCGGGAAACGTGTGCCGCTGGCGGACTCGTCCAACGCCACCATGCGGGAGGTGGGCAGCTTGCCGCCTTGCTCACACTCCACGGCCAACTGACGCAGGATCGCCGCCAGCTCGAACCCCGGTGATTCCTCGAGGCGTCGACGTTGCTCGTCGTCGGTCAGGCGGGCGGTGTCGAAGGTGATAATAGTCTTCATCGTTTCGCCCCCCTTGCCTTGGAGACGGGGGTGTCTTGCACACTATCGGCACACTCGGCCAAGGCGCGGCGGGACTCCTCGCGATTCCGTGATTCTTCCAGGCTGCGCAGGCTGGCGGCCTGCTCGTTGGCGAACAGGTCCATGTAGTCGCCCAACATGCCGGCGGCTTCCATCAGGCCGCGCAAGGTGCTGTCGGAGAGCGTGCCGTCATCCTCGGAGGCGGCATCGCTGATCGCGTTGAGGGCGACTTGTAGGCGGCTGGATTCGAGGGTGACGCGCTCCACCATCAGCCGGGCGACTTGAAGGTCATCGCTCATGACTGGCCCTCCTGCTCGTTCTGGCTCAGGTAAGCGATGGAATCCGCCAGGTCGGTGGCCTGATCGCTGAGCGCCAGCAGTGCCTCGAACAGATTCCCTCGGGTGAAGTTGTCCACCAGCGCTGGGCGGCCCTCGTCGCGCTCCATCTCGTCGTTGTGCAGCACGGTGGTAATGCCCGCCAGCGCGGACCCGATGCGGGCGGCCGTATCGGCGCGGTGCTTGATGGCGGTTGGAGTGATCGAGACCATTTTCATGCCTGCACCTCCTGGCCGGCGTTGAAGGTTTCCAGGTGGTGGGCTTTGCTGATGTGGTGGTTGTAGCGCTTGAGCCGGACGGCGGCGCTTGAGTTGCTGAACAGGGCTGCTCTTGCCATAGCGCGATGGGCTGCGGCGCGTGCAGACGGATTGCGGATAGGGAATAGGCGCGGGAAGGCCATAGGGTGACTCCTTTTGGTATTGGAGTCGTCCCCGGTTGCCGCCAAGCAACGGATGGGGGCGACTGTACGCAAGTTGGCGGACCGGCCCAAAAGGAAACACCGGCATGCCCGTAGGCATCTCGCGCACAGCCGCCATAACGCATCAGTCGGGCACAAAAAAAGCGCCGACATGATGTAGGGGCGCTGATGCGCCTTTTGGGATTCGATCCGCCAAGATCGGTTACGGATTTTGCCGTAACGCCTGCAGCATATCGGCGGGGAGTGGCTGGGGCAAGCATTAGGCAGTCTCCCCGTTGTTGCGCGCCCCTTGGATGCGGCTGTCGATCCACTCGCGCACTTCGTTATCGACCCACGCGACCGCTCTCGGGCCTAGGTTGACCGGCTGCGGGAATTCGCCGGACTTGATGAGCCGGTAAACGCTGCTGCGGCTCAGGCCTGTTTCCTTCATTACTTGGGGAAGCCGAATCATGGCCATTGCACTTTCTCCAGGCATAAAAAAACCCGCTCGAGGCGGGTTCGGGTTTCCTTTGGGCACAAAAAAACCGCCTCTCGTGGGCGGTTTATCTAGTTATCGCGGATGCCAATCGGTAACTGTCACTACCGTTCGGCATCTGAAATACCAGCATGGGAGAAAGAATACCCCAAAAGGTCACCTTTTTGAACAACTTCTTGGAATCGCTTGGCACGCTATGGCTATTTGGTGGACTCTAGTTAGCGTCGGCGTGCCATGGTATAGCGAAGGCAATCAACGCAGTAGCGCCGCTTGTCGATGACTTCGGAGGTTGCTCGCTCGGTTTTCTTGCCACAGGCATGGCACCTCATCGGCCGGCCTCCTTTGCGGTAGCCTTTGATTGAAAGGTTGTCGTTTTCCATGTCGCCTCCGCGTTCTCGATGTTATCCGCAGCCGTCCGCAATTCATCCGCAAACGGTATCGCCCGCCGTGGCGGGGCTATCCGCAAATCCGCAGAATCCGCAGGCCCCGTCCGCGACTGCTGGCCACTGCCCTGAAACGGGGGGATGAATTGGAGCTATCCGCAGCCGTCCGCAACTTATCCGCAACGGCAAATACCCGGAATGGCGGGGCTTTCCGCAGATCCGCAGCATCCGCAAGGTTCATGCGCCAGCTTTCCGCAATGGCACCACGTTGGTGGTGCCTGCCTTGAGAGCGTCGAGGTAGTCCGCCCATGCTTGTAGCATTTCCCGGCGCTGCTCGAGGTGCTGGGTGCGGTTGTATGCCCGGCCATTGGCATCGCGTACTGAGTGGGCCAGTTGCTGCTCGATGTATTCGCTGGGGAAGTTGAGACGTTCCGCCAGCACCGTGCGGGCCATGGCTCGGAAGCCGTGGGCGGTCATCTGCCCCTTGAATCCCATCGTGTCCAGCGCGGCCTTGATGGCGGCATTGCTCATCGGGCGAGTATGGCTACGGGCGCCGGGGAATACGTATCGACTGCGCCCGGTCAGCCCTTGGAGGTCGGATATGATCGCCACGGCCTGGGTGGGTAGAGGCACAATCAGCGGCGCGGCGTTCTTGCTGGGCTGGAATGACCACTCGCCAGCCTTGAGGTCGATATCCTCCCACAGCGCCTGGCGAAGCTCTCCCGGCCGGACGAAGACCAGGGGCGATACCTTGAGCGCGGCGATAACGGTCGGCGTGCCGCCGTAGCCGTCGATCGCTCGTAACAGCGGGCCTATCTGCTCGGGATCCGTCAGCGCGGCGTGGTGGCTGCCTCTGGCGCTGCGCAGGGCGCCCTTGAGGTCTGGTGTTGGGTCTCGCTCGGCACGGTCCTTGGAGATGGCGTAACGGAATACCTGGCCACATAGCGTCTTGACGCGGTGGGCGGTCTCCAGATGCCCGCGGTCCTGTATCCGCTTGAGGCAATCCAGCAGCTCCGGGGCGGTGATATCGGCGATCGGCCGGCGGCCAAGTATGGGGAACGCGTCACGCTCCAGCCGGCGCTTGTTGCGCTGGTAGTGCTCTGGCACCACTTCATGCTGGTGTACCTGCTCCAGCCACTCCACGCCCACGGTCTGAAAGGTGCTGGCGGCATTCTCCACGCCATGCTGGCGTGTCAGGCGCTTGGCCGTGCTGGGGTCGATATCTTGAGTCAGTAGCCGGCGGGCCTCGTCTCTCGCTTCCCGGGCATCGGATAGGCTCACATCGGGATAGACGCCGATGGCCAGGCGCTTCTCCTTGCCGTGGATCCGGTATTTCATCCGCCAGTAGCGACCACCTGCTGGAGTTATCTCCAGATATAGCCCTCCACCATCCGCCAGCCGTTGGATCTTCTCTCCAGGCTTGGCGGTGCGAACGGCGGTCGCGCTGAGCTTATTGGTAGGGCGGGACATTGGGGGCACCTCGTGGCGTTATGGTCGCCATGTGCCCCCAATCTTGGAGCTTATGCCCCCACGCTGGGGGCATCTCTCGTTCTCTGCCTGAGCCCATGGGGCGGGGATTTCCTGCCGATTTGGGGGCATAAGATCGGGCGCTATGGCGATGTGCCCCCAAATATGCCCCCATAGAACGGCGGATGTCTAGGAATCTTGTGGGACGTTATGACAACAAAAAAGGGCCCGAAGGCCCTTGTTTGCTGGTCTCATGACACTTTCTGATATGCCCTGAAACCCTTATTTGGTGGAGGCGGGGGGAATTGAACCCCCGCCATGTCTTCTATAAACAACGACTTACATAGATTGCTGACCATTCCCTGACTATCAGCCAATCCCAAAAGCTGCTCTAGGAAAGCCGTCTTCAGGTATCCCCATTGCGCTCAAAGAGCAAGATGGTGGGTTGGGCTTATCATCTATCAATGCCGCTACATCCTCGATCCAGCGTGATCCCGGACCGATCTGTTTCGTGAGATACCCAATCACAGCGATCAAGCCCAACATGCGCTTCTTGCTTTCTCCATTAGATGGCAGACCATGAAAAAAAGGGTCGTTCTCATAATTGAGTGGATTAGAGCTAGACTGATTCCAGATTCTTGCATGATGGGCGCATCTATTACGTAACGTATTTATCTCACGCAGCCAATTAACTAAATTTTTGACTGTCGAGACACCTACTTTTTCTGCGACTCTTGTTTGATGAGACATTTTGAGAAGTTCGAAATATTTTGACATTGTTCCGAAGTCCCAAGCTTCGACAGCCACCCAAAAGGGAATGGCTTTTTGGCTCCGCTTATGCCATTCAATATGGTCTTCTCGGCTCCTGTTGATTTTAGCTTTATGGTTGCCGAGCCAGTCGTGCCATTGATTCCTCACATTGCCATTCTGAAAATAGGTGGCTAGCTTTTTAGGGTTTATAAATGAGGGGTTCTCGTACGCTAGGGCGTCTTGCTGTCCGACAACATGGGCAATAATGGTCCGAATATTGACTTCTATTCGTTCAACTGCGTCGAGAATTAGTTGCCTTAAGCGTTTATCAAAAATATAGAGACGAACAATATCATCGAAGTTAGTGCCTTCTTGAAAGGCGCTAGATCTCATTGGTAGTCCATATCTCTTAACCTGCCTGCCGGTATCATCCAATTCTATCTGGCGACACGGATACCAGTAACCACTCAGCCGGTAGTAGCCGATCTGCGAAATCTTGCGCTCTGCTCGCGCCCGATCAGGAACAATCATGCCGTTGTTCTCAAGCCTACTGACGAGATCGGTGTAGTCTTTCCAGGGTTTCGGCGCAATGGGATTCGGCTGAGACATATTTATTTTTGGACCAGAAACGAGAAGGCCCGCACGTAGCAAGCCATATAGGCAGGCCAGAGGAGCGGGCGCGATTGAGTGTTAAGGTACCTTAACACTACTTTTCCGTCAAATTTTTTCGCGAAATGCTTTCAAGCAATGCTTCCGCGTGAATCAGCATATGCGCGTGTCGCCAAGGCTCCCGCCTGGCTATTCGTAACCGGTATCCACCTGGCGTAGATCCTCGTGGTGGTGATGACGCTGGTGTGGCCCATCTGCCGCGATACCCAGGCGAGGGGCTCCCCGGCGGAGACCATCATCGATCCGAAGGTGTGGCGTGTCTGGTAGGGCCGGCGGTACCGGACGCCAGCGCGCTTGAGTGCGTGGGTCCACATCGTTTTTCGGATCGCCTGGTCGCCGGTCCAGGGTTCGCCGGTTCGCGGGTTGAGGAAGACGTGGCCGCTGGGGTGCAACGCACTCAGCGGCTTCTGCTTTGTGAGAGCGTCGTGGGCGATAGGCAGTAGGTCGATCGTGCGGGTGCCGGCGGCGGTCTTCGTTGCCTCGGCGGTACCGCGGGCCGCTTGCGTCATCGCACGGGTCACGCGCAGTCGTTTGTGCTGCCAGTCGATGTCCTCCCAGCGTAGCGCGACCAGTTCGGACGTGCGCAGTCCACTCCAGAATGCGAACTCGAGTAGCGGCCGTGCCGCCGCTGGGGCTGCCGCAACGATCGCGCGCTGCTCTTCGGCGGTGAACGGATCGATATCGTCGACTTCCCGCGGGGCCTCTTGCTTACGGTAGTGCCAGCCGGCGAGTGGGTTGGCTGGGATCAGCTCGTCGTGCATGGCGTCATCCAGCGCTGCGCGTAGCGGGCTGACCATGTTGGCGATCCGCTTATTGGTGCAAGTAAGCGTGGCCGCCCAGTCACGCACATGGCCACGCTTCAGCTCGCCGAGAAGCAGGTGGCCGAACTCCGGTATCAACTGCCCGTCGATGATCTTGCGGTAACCCTGAAAGGTGCTGGTTTTCAGCGTTGGGCGTTTCTTCTCGAGCCAGCCGGTCAGGTAGTGGTCCAGGCGATCGCCGCGGATGAACTTGCGGGCGTTCTTGCTGCGGGGAAAGGTGACGGCGTAGTCGAAGGTGCCGTTGTCGATGCTGTCCAGGATCGCGGCGCGGTGGCGCGCCGCTTTCTTCAGATTAGCGGGGGTGGGCTGCAGCTTGATTCGTTCGCGGCAGCGCGCTCCCTGGTAGTAGAAGTCGATCTCGATTGTGCTGGCCGAAGCGGCCCGGACGCCGTCGAAGTCGGTCGGTTTACCCACTGTTCGTATCCCTGAATTGAAACGAGGATGCGCCCGTCTGGCGCCTTCTTATACTCGTGCCCTTCGCGCCATACGCCGGTTTTGATCTTCGAGCGAATCGCGCCGGGAGAGTAGCCGCTGTGTTCAGCGAACTTCTCGACGGTGAGATGATCAAGCGCGAGCATCGGGGCCCTCCGTGTCTATCACGTTCGCCGATGCCTGGCATGGCATCCTGCACCCGGTAATGCCAGCACTCATCGCTCCATGCCCTCCCGTTGCCGGCGGGCTTGCTCGGCACGCTTGGCCTTCTGGCGGGCCCGGCGATCCGCGGCGGCGGCTTTGCGGTTCTTCCAACCGAGGCCGGTACCGAACGCGCCGGCGATGGCGGCGATCAGGGTGTGCTTGCTGCTCATTCCAGATCTCCCCGGCTGCTGGCGCCACCCCGGCGGCGGTAGAGTTCCTGGCCGGCGAGCAGGGCCTCGAGGGGACCGAACTGCTGGATGTACTGGCGCAGTTCTTCCGGCGAGAGCCAGAGCACGTCCTCGTCACCTTCGCCATGAACCACGCGCATGCTGAGCGGTGCGAGGCCGCGCTGTAGACGGCGCTTGCTGAACTCGATGACTTCGAATTGCGGGTACTGGCTGATGGGGTGCTGAGCTGGCTGATTCATACCGCACCGCCTTCGCGCTGCTTGGCGCGGGCGATGCGTTCCATTTCGGCGAGGGTGAGGGCGCCGGCTTTTTCGAGGTTGCGCAGGTCGGTGGTCGGGTTCCACCAAGCGCCATCCCATGGCCACAGGGTCATCACGTGCCGATCGCGGCGCGGCATGTCTTGGGGTAGGGCATAGCAAGCCGCCGCTTTCGCGATCTCACCTGTGACGTGTGTATCATCATGCTCTGCCGTCCAGCCTTCGGCATCGACCTGGCGGCGGCGTTCACGGGCCACGGCGGCGAGTGCTTCGCCGGTCTCTTCCTGTGCCAGCAGAAGCTCGGCCAGGGGCGTCAGCGGCTTGAGCGCGAGCAGGACGATGTTGTCCTCGTTCTCGTAGCGCGCGACTTCCACAAAACCCGCGGGTAGCTGAAAGGACAAGGCATCGATGTAGCCCTGCGGATCGCGGGCGTAGTGGTCGAACGCTTCGAGGCCTTCGTCTTCTTCGTCGAGCGGTGGCTCGTGGCACTCGGTGTGCACCTCGAGGCCCAGCGGGGCGAAGATGCGTTCGGGTGCTAACTCGTCGAACTGTGCGTGGTTGTAGACGATCTCGATTAGTCGCATTGGTTTGCTCTCGTGTAGTGGAGGCCCGCCGCCGGTGGTGGTCGGCGGCGGGTGGTCAGTCGTCAAGGATTCCTTGACCGCTGGGGCTCAGCCCTTATTGAAGTTGCCGAGCAGTAGCGTTGCGTTCGCGCCAAGGTGGCTGGCCAGCACGCGCTTGAACTCTTGGGCGATCTCCTCTTTCACCGCCTCCAAGCCGATCAGGCGCAGCTTGAGCTTCGGTTTCTGGTCGTCGGCGATGATGGAGACGCGCAGCGCAAAGGTCCGCAAGCTGAGCCCTTCGTACGGGATGCAGCTGAAGCGGATGATCGCCGGCGTGCGGGCGCCGGTGTTGGCGTCCAGGCGGTCGAGGCCGGATCGGCTGGCGCTCCAGTCGTTGTCCTCGTGGGCACTTTCGCTGCTGGCCTTGATCTCGATGCGGCGGACGGCGGCGGCGAGCTGGTTGGGGCTCATGCTGTCGCCGGTGCTGTCCTCGCCTTCGATGTTGCCGTTCCAGTCCTCGATCCAGGCGGCCAGGTCTTTCTGGCCGTAGGCGGTGCCATCGGCGTTGAGCAGGGCGGCAAAGGGTGCCGTCTTGTCGAGCGCGAGCGTGGCGGTGTGGTCCGCATGGCCGGGATCGAGATGGGTGCCGAGGTCGAAGAAGCCCTTGGCTCTCATGCTGTCGATATCGACGAACACGCGAGACTTGTCCTCGGCGTTGACGTAGGCGGCGTAGTCTTCGATGGAGGAGGTGGCGAAGTTGCCCCGGAAGCGGCCCGGGTTCTCCATGTACTTTTCGAGCGAGACCAGGTCATAGCCACGCGGCACCAGCATCGTCGGCACGTGGGTGCCGGGGTGGCCAATATTGGCGGCTTGGGTCAGGTCCTGGAGCTTGTCGAGTGCGTCGGCATCGAACATGGTTCATTCCTTCATTGGTTTGGTTTGGTGTGGTGGTGCCGGGCTTGGCCCGCCCGGCGTCGGGCTCCGCGACTACCTGTGGTGCTGCGGCTGGGTCAGGCGTTAGCGTTCTGCCCAGCCTTTTCGCCATCGAACTCGAACTTGCCCTGGTTCTCCGGGAACAGCGTCAGCTTGCCGCCCTTGCCGACGTAGAGCGGGGTGGAGGTGGTGTTCTCCTCCGAGCGCTTGCCCTTGGCGGTGGGCTCGACATAGCTGAGCTTGTGGCTGACATCGACCTGCCGGCTGGTGGCGATCTGCTTGACGTCCAGCGTGATGGTGACCTTGCCGGCCTTGCCGTTCTGGATGACGCCGAGGGCAACCGCGGACAACGCGTGGGCGATCTTCTCGTGGAAGACGCCGGCATCGAGATCGCCGAGCAGCTCGGCGAAGTTGGTGCCGGTACCGGTGGTGGTCGGTTGGTTCTGGCTCATGATTGGTTTCCTCGTGGTGTGGTGGAGGCTGGGCGTTGCCTCAGCCGGTGCTACCCGTCGCCTCGGCGATCAGGGTGTGCTCGGTGGTCGGCAGGGCGCGGTGGTAGTGGTGCCACTTGCGCGGGCTAAGCTGCCGAACGCTGTCATGGGCCTGGCGCTCGATCAGCACCGCCAGGTGGTAGATGCAGATGAACCCTTGGGCCTTCTGGCTGCGGTCCAGTGTGATCACGGGCAGGTCGATACGCCCTTCGCGGATCGCGGCGCGGAAGTTGGCCTCGTTGAGGTTGCGGAAGTAGCGGCCGCGCACGGCGTCCAGCGGGATCAGCACGTCGCCGAACTGCTCGAACAGCAGGGCGACGGTGCTGCTGTCGCCGGGCGCGTCTTCGCTCTGCCATTCGGGCGGGGTGATCTCAGGCATCGTTGGCGGCCTCGCGGTGGATGCGCACGCCCAGCTCGCCGGCAAGCCAGAGCAGGCCACGCTCGGTCACCAGCGTCTTGCCGTAAGGCATTTCGCGGCCCAGGCCGGGCGTGACGACGGACTTCGACTCGACCGCGAATCGGCCGGCGCGGATGTGTACCGGCATCGGCAGGTTGTAGCGGTCGAAGATGTGGCGTTCTCGCAGCTGCCGGCAGAGCGTGGTGCGGCCCGTACCGAGCAGGGTGGCGGCGGTTTGCAGGTCGTATCGCATCGGTGGCCTCCGTCAGGTCAGGCGTTCCAGCAGCTTGGCCAGCGCCCAGGTGGCATCCGCCGGTGTGCCGTTGTGCAGGTTGAGCACTCGGACGCCCTGGGCGTTGGTGAGCGTGAGCGAGATGCCGGCGCCGGTGTCCTCGATGTGGCCTTGGGCGACGACCTCGCCGACCCGCTCGATGGAGAGCGGGTAGTGGGTGCGTTCGAGCAGGTTGCCGGTGAGGCTGGCCGCGTTGGTGTGTGCCGGCATCAGCCCGACGATCAGGCAGCGCGGCTGGCCGGTACGGGTGAGCAGGTCATGGGCGGGCGCGTTCATGAGCGAGCCTCCGATGGGCGAACAAACTCGTAACAGTCGATGGCTCGTTCTTTGCCAGTCTTCAGATTTAGGACGACGATTTTCGGGCCGTAGCTCGCCCTCTGATCCCGATGAGCAGTTACGCGGCAGGGTCCTATCCATCGACCGCCGACGTTGTAATCAACGACTTTTCCGACCGGTAGCTCGGCGACAACCAGATGATGCATCGTTGTTATTGCGAGGGAAGCTTGCTGCTCGCATCGCTCAAGGAGAGTGCGGTTCATGAGCAAGCCTCCGGCCTGGCCAGCAGGCTCTGCAGATAGGCGATGGTCTCGCTGAGATCGTCCAGCGCGCATTCGGAGAGCGCGGGGCGACCATCCTGGTTGCGTGGGAGGTAGATGGTCTTCGCCCAGATCGATTGGCAGCCCATCTTGTGTGGCGCCCTGGTCACGCGAATATCAAGCTCGAAGGTGTGGGCCCAGAAGTGCGTGTGGACGTGGTGCTGGCCCTGAGCGGTGATGTCCAGCGCAAGATCCTGAACGCCGTACATCAGGGCACGCATGCCGCTGGTGATCGCCGGCGCGGCAGCGGGGAAGCTGAGAACGGTCATGATCGGGCCTCCGGTGCATCGTCGGCATCGGACAGCACCTGGTACTGGTCCTCGATCCGCTCTGCCAGGTCGGCGTATAGCTCTCGAGGCGACCAATCATTGAGCTTGAGGAAGGTCGTCGGACTGGTAGAGAGCATGGCATCCGCGCGGTCGGGGTGGTTGGCGCGTTGCCTGAGCGTGACCTCGATGGTCAAAGGGCCATCGGTCGTCGGCAGGGTCAGGGTGCCGCCTTGGCGGCAGACATTGCGCAGCGCGCGTTCTTGGGTGCGGTTCATCATGCCGTCACCGCCTGGCCGCGTGCTGCGGTCATCGGGATCAGGCGTGCGGCGTTGGTGCCGAGGACGACGAGCATGCCGGTTTCACGCTGAATGCGTTGGATGCTCTCGGGGCTGGTGCCCGATGCCGGGTGCAGATACACCCGGCCCGGGGTCTTGCGGGTATTGGTTTGCATCTTGCTGTCCTGTGGTGGTGGTTCAGCTGGCGTTTGCAGACGCCGTAATGCCAAACGTAAACACATTTACCATCGCGGTCAATATGCAAAGTGAATTTACATTCGCGGGGCAAAAAAACCGGCCATGAGCCGGTTCGGAGGGCGGGTTAGGGTCGCCTGCTACATTTTGCCGAACGCCCAGCGACCCAGAAAGCGTGCGCAGATCTGGAAATCGTGTGTTTCGTCTATGTCGTAGCTTTCGTAGAGAGGGTTATCAGATATCACCCGGATACGCTTGCTGGGAACGTGCTGCAGGCGTTTGATGTGGACATAGCCATCGAGCTGGAAGATATAGACGCCGTCGTCCTGCATCTCGGTGACGGCTAGGTCAACGATGGCGAGGTCCCCATCGTTCAGTGTACCGAGCATGGAGTCACCCCGGACATTGATGATGCGCAGATGTTTGGTCGGTTCGACCCCAATCGCCCGCAATATCTCACGGGGAACTTCCATGAAGCTGGTCGTCGCCTCTGATAACACGATCGCGCCATGCCCTGCGCTCGCAGTAACCGCGAGAATGGGGATGCGATAGTCGCTGGCGTTCTGGGCTTTGCTGGCTGAGTAGTTGCGTAAAGGCTCCATGACGTTGAATTCCCCGGCTTTGTTGTGCATAGGTATCACGTTGTTGCCGGGAGTTACCTTTTCACGTTTGCCGTAAAGAATCCATCCAGTCGCAACCGAAAGTGCCTTGGCCAGTTTCTCGAGGTTCTGCGACCCGAGCTGCACGGACGGGTTGTTCTCCCATATGGAGATCGCCTCGCGGGTCACTCCGATCCGTGAGGCTAGCTCTTTCTGGGTGAGTTGCAGTTCCCTGCGGCGCTGCTTGATTCTAGATGCCTGATCGTTCATGTAAATAATCTTACGCCTTGCGAAGTAATTGCATTTCGCCTTATGATGCGTAAAAGCATTTACACGGGCTGAACAGGAATGCGTAAATCCGATGTCATCGACCACTTCGGCAGCATCACGGCTGTAGCCGAGGCGCTAGAGATCACCACTCAGTACGTCAGCATGTGGCCTGAAGTGGTGCCGCGCTCACGTCAGTGGCAAATCGAGGTTTTGACGGACGGGAAACTGAAGGCGCAGCGCAAGTTGGCGTCCAAGGCTTCCGCCTGAAAGGTGCCGAGCGGGACTGCAATCCCGCTCGGCGGGTGCCAGCGGCGGTGTTCCCACCACAGAAACGAGCCGTCGCTGGGCTTTGTGTGACGCAGAAGAGCAAACCAATAAAGCTGTCTGCGCCACGGTCTCAATAGTACACCACCTAGAGACCGTGGCGCATGGCAACGATTCAGGAGTAATGCCATGGGCAAGCAGTGGCCTACGTCGCGCGATCGTGCGATTACCGAAGTCCTCTCGTTGAACCTATCCCTTTACCATGCTGCCCGCGACTATCCCGGCGGCATCAAGGCCGTCGCCGCGGTTCATGGTCTCAATCCGACCACGCTGCAGCACAAGTTGAGCCCGACCCACGAGCCGCATAAGCCGAATATCGATGACCTGGAAGCGGTGCTGTCGACGACCGGTGATCCGCGCATCCTCGATAGCCTCGGCGAGATGGCGGGCGGGGCGATCTGGGTGCGACCGCAGGAGGCGACACAGCACGTGCCCGAGTTGGGGATGCTGGGCTCGCTGAAGCAGCTACACCGAGAGGTTGCCGAAGTCGTCGAGACGCTGAGCGACAGCCTGGATGACCAGGTTATCGATATCGTCGAGGCGAAGAAGCTCGACCTGCGCATTCGCCGATTGTTGGGGGCGGTGCTGGCCGTGGAGAAAGCCGCCGAGCTGTACGAGGAGGGCGAGTAATGGCGGACAAAGCGGATATCGCCCAGGAGCTGATCGACGAGCGGATGGCGCAGACCCTGGCCGCTCGCCAGACGCCGCGCCGGCACGCGGTACCGGTGGATGACCACTGCGTCGATTGCGGCGAGACGATCCCGGCGGCGCGCCGGGAGCGCATGCCGTACGCGCTGCGGTGTGTCGAGTGTCAGTCGGCAAAGGAGGGGCGGCGGTGAGTCTCATCACAACATTGGAGGAAGCGGCCCAGGTGGTCGCTTTTATTGCGCCCGATGACCGTGATCTCTGGATCAACGTCGGCAACGCGCTGAAAAGCGAGTTCGGCGAGGATGCGTTCGATACGTGGGATGCGTGGAGCCAAGGCGCGCAGAGCTATAACGCCGCTGATGCCAAGTCGGTCTGGCGCAGCCTGAGCCTGGGCTGTGTGTCGTTCGGGTTCGTGGTCAACGAGGCCAAACGCAATGGCTGGAAGCCGACCCGGCGCGAGCTGAGCGCAGCGGACAAGCGCCAGATGCGGCAGGAAGCCGAGCAGCGGCGCAAGGATCGACAGGCGAGCATCGAAGCCGACGCGGCGAAGCTGGAGGCGATGCAGCGGCAGGTAGGTATGGCATGCCGCCTGATCCTCAAGAATCACGTGCAGCCCACCGGGCCGAGCCAGTACCTGGGCACGAAGCAGGTGCAAGCGCACGGCGTGCTGTTCCCGCGGCACTCTGTGCTGATCGGCATCGACGACCAGGCGCAGCGCGTGGAGGTCTGGCCTGGCGAGGAGGTAAAGCGCTACTTCGAGGCGCTGCCCAAGCCGCGGCCGGATCACATCTCGTTTCTGCTGATCAAGAAGGGCGACATCATCATCCCGCTACGCGATGGCACGGGGCACGTGTGGTCGATCCAGGTGATCAAGCCGGAGGGCAAGAAGCTGTTCCCGAAGTACGGGCGCAAGGCGGGGTGCTTCCATCTGATCGGCGATCCGACGGCTGCCGACACGATCGCCGAGGTGGAGGGGTATGCCACGGGCGCCAGCGTGCATGAGGCGACCGGCTGGCCGGTGGCGGTGGCGCTGGATTCGGGCAACCTGCAACGGGTGGGGCAGACGCTGAAGTTGGCCTACCCCGAGCATCGTCTGGTGATTGCGGGTGACGATGATCCGGATAACCCGAAGAATCCCGGCCGCAAGAAGGCCGAGGAGGTCGCGCGCGGCCTGGGTGCGGTTGCGGTGTTCCCGACGCTTGGCGAGGTGGCATGATGGCAGACTGGAATGATCTGCGCGTGGCGCAGGGGCTGCCGGCAGTGCGCGAGCAGTTGATGCGGGCGGTCGAGGCGGCGAACGACGAGCCTTCATACCCCACCGGAAGCCTTGCGGCGAGCAATGATCAGAACCCCGACGAGGGGCGCAAGCCTGACGTGGGGTATGAGCCCCCTCAGGACCATGACGCGGAACTCGATGCGCTGATGGAGCGGCTGCGCTTCACCGACAAAGGGGCGATCAAGCCCGAGCTATCCAACGCCTACGAGATCTTCAAGCACCATCCGGTGTGGAAGGGCATGCTGGCCTTCAACGAGTTCACGCGGGAGGTGGACAAGCTGCGGGCGCCGCCATTCCCGAACGGGGAGGCCGGGGCCTGGCGTGATGCGGATGCTGGCCACGCCCTGGTGTGGCTGCAGCAGAAGATGAGCATGGGCCTGGGGCATGTGCCCACCGCAGACAAGGCCGCGATGACCGTGGCCGACGAGTTTCGGTACCACCCGGTGCGACAGTTCCTTGAGCGGTTGCCCGCCTGGGATGGCAATTCGCGGCTTGGCCGGCTGATGCCGGATGTGTTCGGTGCCGATGAGACCGCTTACACCGAGCACCTCGGCAAGGCGATGCTGGTCTCGGCGGTGGCGCGAATCATGGACTCGGGCTGCAAGGTCGACGAGATGATCATTCTCGAGGGCGGCCAGGGGCTGGGCAAGTCGACGTGCATTCGGCAGCTGTTCGGCGCCGAGTGGTACGTCGAGCTATCCGAGGCGCCGGACAACAAGGATTTCTTCCTGACGATCCAGGGGGCGTGGGCGGTCGAGATCGGCGAGTTGCAGTCGTTCTCCAAGGCCAATATCACGATGGTGAAGATGGCGATCACCCGCCGCGATGACAAGTTCCGGCCGCCGTATGCGGTGAGGCCGATCTCGCACCCTCGGCAGTGCATCTTCATCGGGACGACCAACGCGACCGAATACCTGATCGACAGTACCGGTGCCCGGCGCTTTCTACCCGTGGCTTGCCGTAAGGCTGACGTGGGGTATATCGAGCAGTGGCGGATCCAGCTATGGGCCGAGGCGCTGCGGGAGTACCGTAAAGGCTTCCGATGGTGGGATGTGCCGAAGAGTGAAGCCGAGGACGAGCAGGACCAGCGCTACCTGGAAGACCCTTGGGAGGAGCGCATTCACGACTATCTGGAGGGGCACGCGCCGGCGAACGCTTACCCCGATTGGCGCAACGGTGGCGCCCGTGGGGAGCCGGTGAACAAGGTGACCACTCGCGAGCTGATGGAGAACGCCTTGCGCCTGGATGTCGGCAGACAGGGCATGCAGGAGCAGCGACGTGTTGGTAACGTGATGCGGCACCTGGGCTGGATGAAGCAGAAGCAGCAGCGCTCGGCGCTCACTGGCCAGCGCATTCGCCCCTATCTGCGCCCCGGCGCCGATCCAGACGCGGAGAAATGAGCATGATCTGTCACAGGTCTACGCAAGTGTCACAGGTGGTGTCACAGGTCTTGAGCCAAAAAAGTGCTTACGATTCAACCGTGTCACAGGTGTCACAGGTGTCACACGTCTCCCGCGCACATACACGCGCACGCGCGCGCACGCATTCATATTCATTTTCTTGTGTGACACCTGTGACAGGTGTGACAACGTTGTTTTAAAAGGGGTTTTGGTGTCACAGGTCTAAATCGGTACCTGTGACACCTGTGACGGCACCAGGCTGCGCTGAAGCCACCACCTCTGCGCAGTCTTGAACACCACGGAGCAAACCAATGATCAAAGAAATGGACCAGTTGCTGAACCATTGGGCGGAGCAGCACGCCCGCCGGGGCGGTCAGCCGCAGTCGATGCTGGCGCAGGCGATTGAATTCGGCGGCATCCCACCGCGCGGCACGGGCCCGAAGAAGTCACGCGACCTGTTGAACCTGGGCGAGCTGGATAACGTGGCTTGGGAGGTGGAGCAGGGGCTGCAACGTTTGGAGTGGCACCACCAGATGATGGCCGATGAGCATTACCGCGATGGCGGCTACAGCCAGGCCAAGTGCCAGCGGCTGCAGATCTCGTCCAGCAGTTACTACGAACGCCTCGACCGGCTGCACAGGAAGCTCAAGGAATCGCTGAAGGACTTGGCAGCTCGTCGGCAGATGCGTTCATGACACCCGCCTATTGTGATGCGTTTCCGGTACGTTGCCCCTGTATTGCGATGCTGGCATTACCGACCCGTTGATGCCACCGGAATGGGCCGATATAAATCAGTCAGACTTCACAGAGTTATGCCCGCAGCGTCCATGGTAGTTCCCCTTGACCCGGCTCCCGCCGGGTCTTTCTTTTGGCGCTGGGGTCACCACGTTGCTCCTGTCTGTGGTGGACAGCCGCCCGGCGCTCGCCGGGCACCTATTCGAGGTTCGATGATGACGACGCTCAAACGCCGGTTGGTCACGGAAGTGATCGATCGCGAGGGTGGGTACGTCGATCATCCGGCGGATCGCGGCGGTCCGACCCGCTATGGCATTACCGAGGCCGTCGCCAGGGCCGAGGGCTATACCGGCGACATGCGCGACTTGCCGTTGAGCCTGGCCATCGCGATCTACGAACGACGCTATTGGGATTCGTTGGCGCTGGACAGCATCGAGCCGATCAGCGAGGCGCTGACGAGCTACCTATTCGATTACGGCGTGAACAGTGGCCCGGGTCGATCCGGCCTCGAGCTGCAGATGACGCTGAACGCCTTGAACGATCAGCAGCGGTTGTATCCGGACGTCGGCGAGGATGGTGCTGTCGGCGGCAAGACGCTGGCCGCGTTGGATGGCTTTCGGGTTGCGCGTGGTGCTGCTGGTATCGAGGTGCTGGCCGGGGCGATCAACGGTTGCCGTATCGCGTTCTGCCGTGAGTTATCCCGAAAACGCCCATCTCAAGAGGCGTTCACGTTCGGCTGGTTCAGCCGCATCGTGAATCTACGCAATGAAATCGCAGGGCCGCTATCAACCCAGCGCGCCATCAATCTCTATACCGAGGCCGCGCGATGACTGAGGAACAGGACATGCCTGTCCGTTCGCGCCCGATCATGGAACGTCACATCCAGACGGTTCTGCTGTCCGTCATTGTTGCTGCATTGCTCTGGTTCGGCAGCAGCGTCGTCGAGGTGCGCGAGGGATTCGCGCGGCAGGACGAGAAGATGATCGGCGTGCAGAGTCAACTGGCACAGATCCAAGCTGATCTACGTAGCCAGTCTGACAAGTATTATCCGAGGGCGGATGCCGAGCGCGAGATGACCTCATTCCGCAGCGACATCCGCACGCTGCGAGAGCGCGTGACCGTGCTCGAGGGGAAGGACGAATGAGCATCATCGATAAGGCGCTCGGTGCCGTGGTGTCGCCGATCCTGGATATCGTCGATAAGGCGGTGACCGATAAGGACCAAGCGGCGGCCATCAAGGCTGAGATCACACGTGCGCTGATTCTCGAACGATCCAAGTCGGTTGAGGCTCGCATGCAGGTCGTGCTGGCCGAGGCGAACGGCGAAAGCTGGCTTCAGCGCAACTGGCGGCCTCTCCTGATGCTCACCATCGTGGCGATCGTAGCCAACAACTACCTGGTGGCGCCTTACCTCGGTGCCATGTTTGGCGTCGGTCTGACGCTGCCGCTGCCCTCGGCGCTATGGGATCTCATGACGCTTGGCGTCGGCGGGTACATCGCGACCCAAGGCGTGCGCGAGGGCGTCTCGTCATGGCAGCAGGGACAGGTGGCGAGGGAGCAAGCGAAAGCGGGGCGGTTGGGTGATGAGATCGATGCACGACGATAAACGAGGCAACGCCAACGCTCGTGGCTATGGTCGCAAGTGGCGCAAGGCCCGCGAGCAGTTCCTCCAGCAGCATCCGCTCTGCGTGTTCTGCCAGCGTCGCGGCCGCGTGACGGCGGCGACAGTAGTCGACCACATCGTGCCGCATCGTGGCGATCTCAAGTTGTTCTGGCGCCGTTCCAACTGGCAGTCGCTGTGCAAGCCGTGCCACGACACTGAGAAGAAGCGCATCGAGAACGGTGGCAGCCTGCCGGGCTGCGACCTCGACGGCGTGCCGACCGACCCGAGCCACCACTGGGCCTGAGCCGCGATCCCGTGCGGATTCACGAAATGCGAATTTTTCGCGTTTGAGGCGGGAGGGGTGGGTCGAAAGTTCACAGGGTCAGCGCCGGAGACCGTCCGCTCATCTCTTTTCGTGAAAGCGGGAAAAATGGCAGGGGGGTATTCGGCCCCGGGTATTCATCAACGGAGGTTCGCCATGGCGGGCAATCGCAATTCAGGTCGCAGAGCGCTGCCGTCGAACGTCCACGCGCTGCGCGGCAACCCATCGAAGAAGTCGGCGCACGAGCTGCATGACAATTCGGCGCCTTCGCTCAATGCGGAAGCTCCGCCGTGCCCCAGCTTCCTGACAAAGGACGCCAAGGCTGAATGGAAGCGGGTCGTGCAGGACCTGGTCACGCTCGGGCTGATGACGAAGGTCGATCGTGGCGAGCTCGCCGTCTACTGCCAGGCCTGGGCCGACTGGAAGAACGCGCGCGAGAAGATCAGCGCCGCCGAGAACGACACGGGTTACGTCGCCAACACGCCCAGCGGCTACAAGCAGATGAGCGTCTGGATGCAGATCGCCAACCGCGCCGAGGAACGTATGCGCACCGCCGGCAATTCGTTCGGGCTGAACCCCAGCGCTCGCGCCAAGCTCGGTACCGGCACGGTCAAGCAAGGAGACCTCTTCCCCAATGAGCAAGCGGAGACAGCCGCCAAATACGGTCTCTGATGACCGGGCGACCGCGTACGCTCAGGCGGTAGTGGCGGGCGACATCATCGCAGGGCCGCAGGTTCGGCACGCCTGCGAGCGCCATCTCAATGACCTCGAGACCGGGGCCGAGCGCGGCCTGACCTGGAGTCTGGAGCATGCCCAGCACGCCATCGGATTCTTCGAAGACGTGTTGCGCCTCAACGGCGGTCGGTTCGAAGGCGAGCCGTTCAAAGTGCTGCCCTGGCAGGCCTTCATCGTTGGATCGCTGTTCGGGTGGATGGGGCCGGACGGCTGGCGTCGGTTTCGCGTCGCCTACGTCGAGACGGCCAAGGGCTCCGGCAAGTCGCCGCTGGCCGGTGGCGTCGGGCTCTACGGCCTAGTCGCCGACGGTGAGAACCGCGCCGAGGTCTACGCCGCGGCAACGAAGAAGGAGCAGGCCCAGATATTGTTCCGCGATGCGGTGGCGATGGTCGACCAGTCGCCGTTGCTGGCCTCTCGGGTCGTGAAGTCCGGGGCGGCGGGCAAAGAGTACAACCTCGCCTTTCACCGCACGTCGTCGTTCTTCCGCACCGTGGCGGCGGACGATGGCCAGTCAGGCCCACGGCCACACATTGCGCTGCTGGACGAGATCCACGAGCACAAGACCGCGCTGGTCGTCGAGATGATGCGCGCCGGCACCAAGAGCCGCGACCAAGCGCTGATCTTCATGATCACCAACAGCGGCACCGACAAGCTCACAGTGTGCGGTGACTATCACGACTACGCCGACAAGGTCGCGTCGGGCGTGCTCGAAGACGACGCCTTCTTCGGCTTCGTCTGCGGGCTCGACGAGACCGACGACCCGTTCGAAGACGAACAGTGCTGGTACAAGGCCAACCCCTCGTTGGCCTACGGCATCCCCGGGCTCAAGTATCTGCGTGAGCAGGTGACCCAGGCTCGCGGCATGCCCTCGAAAGAGGCCACCGTTCGGCGCCTGAACTTCTGCCAGTGGGTGCAGGCGGATAACCCCGCGATCAGCCGTGACGCCTGGCTGTCGACCCAGGATAAGGACTTCGACGAGACGCTGCTCGAAGGCCGGCGCTGTTTCGCCGGGCTCGACCTGTCAAGCACGCAGGATCTCACGGCGTTAGTGCTGCTCTTCCAGCCGACCGAGGCCGATCCAGTATGGCGGATGAAGCCGTGGTTCTGGCTGCCCGAGGAGGGGCTGGCCAAGAAGGCCGAGCAGGACCGGGTGCCTTACCTGGTCTGGCGTAGGGATGGGCACCTCGACACGACGCCAGGACGCGCTATCAACAAGCGCTTCGTTCTACACCAGCTTTCGGAGGTTGCCGCTCGTTACGACCTGGTTGCCATCGGCTACGACGAGTGGCGCATGGCAGACCTGCAGGCGCTGATCGACGACGAAGGCGTTAGCCTGCCGCCGCTGGTCGCGGTGCGTCAGGGTTTCAAGACCATGGCGCCTGCCGTTGACGAGTTCGAACGACGATTGATCAACGCGCAGCTTCGGCACCAGGGTCACCCGGTGCTGACCTGGTGCGCCGCCAATGCGGTCTATCAGGAAGACCCGGCCGGTAATCGCAAGATCAACAAGGCCAAGTCAACCGGCCGCGTCGACGGCATCGTCGGCGCCGTCATGGCGACCGCGCTGACACTGACCGAGCTCGAGGAGTCCACTCCCGAGCCTGACTTCATACTGCTATGACGACGGAGACGCCGTGTTCGAGCTACTCAACCGACTGACCGGCGGCCGATCGGTCGCGGCGACGCGTGAAGAGCCGACGGTCACCCCTGATCCCGGCCTCCAGAACGCCGCCGATGGGGCTCCCACCGTCAGCAGCAGCGATAGTCCGGGGATGATGGAGCTGTTCCAGCTCAACCCTAGCGCTGCCGGGCCGGTGGTCAACGCCAATACCGCGATGCGTGTTACTGCGGTCTACTCATGCGTGCGGCTGCTGGCCGGCGCGGTGGCCACCATGCCGGTGCACATCTACGAGCGCACCGCCACCGGACGTACTCGTGTCGATCACGACGCTTGGTGGCACCTGAACCAGCAGGCATCGGAACTGTTCACCGCCTCGGCGATGTGGGAACACGGTATTGCCGAGATGCTGCTGCGTGGCGACGGCCTTGCCTGGTTGCAACGTAATCGCCGTGGTGAGCTCACCGGCATTGAGCCGCTACCGCGTACCCAGACGATCATCGAGAAGAAGAACGGCCGCCTGCGGTATCACGCCTCGCTGGACGAGGGTTATGTGGGGCTGGACCAAGATGACGTCCTGCATATTCCCAACATCGGCTTCGATGGCATTTCCAGCCCCTCGGTAATTGGATTGGCCGCCAAGCAGGGGATTGGCCTGGCCATGGCTGCCGAGGAGTACGGCGCTCGCTTCTTCAGCAACGGGGCGCGGCCGGATCACGTGATCACGATGGATGGTTCGCCGACTCAAGATCAGGTCGACCGGATTCGCGACAACTGGCTCAAGCGGCATACCGGCGTCGCCAACGCCCACCTGCCGGGCATGCTGGTCGGCGGCGCCAAGTTGCAACAAGTGACGATGAGCGCCGAGGACGCCCAGATCATGCAGGTGCGACAGTTCCAGGTGGTTGATATTGCCCGCGCCTTCGGCGTGCCGACCTGGATGATCGGTGCGATGGATAAGACCACGAGCTGGGGCAGTGGACTCGAGCAGATGGGGCTTGGCTTCATCATCTACACCCTGCAGCAGCACTTGAACCGCGCCGCCCAGGAGATCAATCGCAAGATCCTGCGCGACCGCCGGCTCTTCGCCGAGTTCAACGTCAACGCGCTGCTGCGTGGCGATGCCAAGACGCGCTCCGACTACTACAAGTCGGCGCTCGGCGGCACCCAGAACCCCGGCTTCATGACCCCCAACGAGGTGCGCGCCAAGGAGAATCTGCCACCGATCGAGGGCGGTGACACGCTCTACACTCCCAAGGGACAGACCAATGCCGATGCCGAAGCTACTCCAGCTTTTCCTGGACAACCAAAACCGACCCCGTGACTTCCACGTCAAGGCCGAGGGCAACGAAGCGGAGATTTACCTCTACGACGCCATCGGTGCCTGGTTCGGTGTTGCCGCCGAGGATTTCGTTCGCGAGCTGCGCAACCTGGACGGCGTGGAGACCATCCACCTACGCATGAACAGCCCGGGTGGTGACGTGTTCGAAGGCCGCGCGATGGCGACGGCGCTGTCGCAGGTGAAGGCCCGGACGATCTGTCACATCGAAGGCCTCTCGGCATCGGCTGCGACGTACGTCGCGGCGGCTTGTGACGAAGTGGAGATCGCCGATGGCGGCTTCTACATGATCCACGAAGCCTGGACGCTGACACTGGGCAACAAGCGCGACCACGAACACCAGATCGGCCTGCTGAGTAAGGTCGATGACAGCATCATCAACGACTACGCCAAGCGTACCGGGAGCGACCGGCAACAGCTGATCGACTGGATGGAAGCCGAGACCTGGTTCAGTGCCGCCGAGGCGGTCGAGCACGGTTTCGCTGACCGGATGCTCGAGACCAACCGCTCGCAGAACCGCAAGCGCGCCCAGTGGAATCTGGCCGCCTATCAAAACGTACCGGCGGCACTCACGGATCAGCCGCCGCCGGAGCAGCTTTTTGATCGTGTCCAGGCCGAACGCCGCCTGGCGCTACTCGAACGGCGATAGCGGGCTCCCGCGCGCCTCACCATGACCGCCATCTGAGGCGGTTTTTTTGTGCCCGAAAGGAGAGAAGACATGCCCAAGAGCATTCAGGATCTGCGGGAGCAGCGCAGCAAGGCCGCCAAGAGCGCCCGCGAGTTGCTCGATGCCAACCCCGGCGACAAGTGGGGCCAGGAGCAGCAGGCCCAATACGACAACCTGGTCGGTGAGATCGACCGCTGCGATGGCGAGATCGAGCGGCACCAGAAGCTCATGGACCTCGAGTCCGAAGAGACGCACCGCACCCAGAATCGCGCAACGCGCGAGGGCATTTCTGAAGACGAGGCGCACCACCTGCAGGACAAGGAGCGCCATATCTTTACCGCCTGGATGCGGGGCGGTGCCGACAACCTGAACGAGGAGCAGCGCCAGCACGTGCAACAGCAGCGTCAGCGTATGCTGCAGAACTCGATGAGCACGGGCACCGGCAGTGAAGGCGGCTATCTGGCGCCGGATCAGTTCAGCGGTGAGCTGCTGCAGGCGCTCAAGGCTTTCGGCGGGATGCGCGAAGTCTCGCAGGTCATCCAGACCAATAGCGGCGTGGCGATCAACTGGCCCACCACCGATGCCACCAGCGAAGAAGGTGAGATCGTTGGCGAGAACCAGCAGGTATCCGCGGCCGACACCAGCTTCGGCACGCTGCCCCATGCGACCTACAAGTTCAGCTCCAAGTCGATCGCGATCCCGTTCGAGCTGCTTCAGGATTCCGAGATCGACCTCGAGGCCTATATCCGCGGTCTACTGCAGCAGCGTCTGGGGCGTGTCACCAACCGCATGTTTACGGTCGGCACGGGCACGGGGCAGCCGCATGGCATCGTCACCGGCGCTTCGGCAGGCAAGATCGCCCTGACCGGGCAGGTCGATACCGCCGGATACGACGACTTGGTTGACCTGGAGCACAGTGTCGACCCCGCCTATCGGATGGGGTCGTGCCGCTGGATGTTCCACGATCAGACGCTCCGCGACCTGAAAAAGCTGAAGGACGGCGAGGGCCGGCCGATCTGGGTGCCTGGCGTGGCGACCAAGGAGCCCGACACTCTGGCCGGGTACGCCTATGCCATCAACCAGCACATGCCCAAGCTCGGCGCCGGCAACAAGCCAATCCTGTTCGGCGATTTCAACAAGTACATCATCCGTGACGTCATGCAGCTGCAGTTCTTCCGCATGACCGACTCGAAGTACACCGAAAAGGGTCAGGTCGGATTCCTGGCGTTCATGCGTTCCGGCGGGCGTCTGATGGACGTCGGTGGTGCGGTGAAGGCCTTCCAGAACGCGGCCAGCTAACGTCACCCCAGTGCGGGGCCGACAGGCCTCGCACTCACGGATGGAGGAGAGCGAACATGGCTCGAAGCAAGTCACAGCAGGCGCAGGAGACGAAAGCCGATGATCCCGCAGCCGAACAAGACGCCCGTGACCAGGAAGCGACCGCCGGGCAATCCGACCAATCGGAGCAACCCTCAGCCACCGATGGTGTCGCCGCCGATGCGCAACCCTCGATCTCGGCATCTGCCGATGGGGAGCAGTCGCAACTGACGGGGATGTCCGATGTTCCGCCGGAGACGCCACCGACGAATATCGAACAAGGCGGCGACCAGGGCGGCGATGAGCAGGGAGACGATGAAGGGTTCAAGGATCCTAGTGATTTGGATCCCGAGCGTCCCATCGAGGTGCTAATTCTGCGAGATGAGACGGTAGACGGCATCGATTACCGACCGGGTGCGACTCCCACGCTGCCGGCACGCATCGCTGAGCGACTGCTCGAACGGCGGGTCGCGGACTCCCACCCTGCGGCGATTCGCGCATTCAGAAGCGCACAAGGCGGCGCACGAGAATCCGAGCAGGTGATCGAATGATTCGCAGCCGCCTGATCGTGCCGCCGGCAGCCGAACCGGTCACTCTGGACGAAGCCAAGGTCCAGGCGCGTGTCGAGCACGACGACGATGACGAGATGATCCAGCGGCTGATTGCCTCGGCCCGCAGCTCTGCCGAGCAGCGGACCGGCAGGGCGCTAATCACCCAAACCTGGGAGCAGCGCGGGCGGCCGCAGGATGGCGTGGTCGAGCTGCGGCGTTGGCCTGCGGTTGAGGTGGTATCCGTGAGCGGCGTGGACGGCCCGCTGGATGCTGATAGCTGGCGAGCTGAGCTCGGGGAGTTCCCGGAAGTCGCGCTGATCGATTGCCTGGATGGCGACGTGACAGTGGAGTATGTCGCCGGCTACGGGGATTCCGCCGACGCTGTGCCAGCGCCGATTCGCCAATGGATTCTGGTCGCCGTCGATACCATGTACGAGCTTCGCGAGGCTGAGGTTACCGGGACCATCGTTAGCCGAGTCGGCTATGTCGATGAACTGCTCAACGACTACAGGGTACCAGTGGGATGAGAGCCGGACGCCTACGACATCGCGTGACGATCCAGCGCCAGGGCGAGGGCAAAGACGAGCTCGGTCAGCCGGTCGAAGGCTGGGAGGACGTCGCCACCGTCTGGGCCGAGGTCACCGGCCTCTCTGGCCGCGAGTACATCGCGTCCGGTGGCGAGCAAAGCGAAGTCTCCATGCAGGTCCTGATGCGGTACCGGACTGGCATCGACGAGACCATGCAGGTGATCCATCCGCCGCCGACCGGTGGCGGCGAGATCTACGAGATCATCTCCGCGCTGCCGGACGCACGCCGTCGGCAGTTGATCCTGATGTGCAAGTCAGCGAGACGCTCATGAACACGACCCATTTGGACTGGTCAACCCTGCCCGACCTCGAGGCCGAATTGCGCCTGCTCGAAAAGGCGGAAAGCGAGCGCGTGCTACGACAGGGCGCCCGGGCCGGTGCCGGTGTGTTTCGAGATGAGGCGCGTCGGCGTGTGAAGAAGCGCACCGGCAAGCTGGCGAAGAACATCGTCAGCGATACCGCGAAGGTCACCAGCAGCACCAAGGCCACCGCAGGGGTCAAGGTTCGGGAGGAAGGCAAAGCGAGCAACCCGCGCAACGCCTTCTACTGGAAATTCATCGAATATGGCACGTCGACGATTCCCGCGGCGCCGTTCATTCGGCCCGCGTTCGAGGCCAAGCAGGAAGAAGCCGCGCAAGCTGTGTTCATGAAGTGCAACGAGGCCATCGACAAGGTGCTAACGCGATGATCGAGGCGCAGATTTATGCCGTGCTCAAGGACCTGCAGGGCGGCCGGGTGTTTCCGATGATCGCCCCCCAGGGCACGGCGCGGCCATATCTGGTCTACATCCTCCCCAGCGATATCACCGAGAAGATGCTCCAGGGCTTTGGCGCGCAAGAGGTCACAGTCCAGGTGGACGCCTACGCCGACACGCTGATTTCGGCGGGTCAGGCGGGTGACGAGATCGTCGAGGCCCTGATGCCACTCGAACCCGGCGATATCGAACGAACGCCTGGATACGAGGACGACACCAAGCTCTATCGGCAATCGATAGAAACCCAAATCTGGCTGTAACCCATACCCGCCGCCGGCGGGTTTTTCATGCCCAGGAGGCACGACATGGCAGGAAAAGCGAAGTTTCATCTTACCGCCGGTACCAGCATCGGGGTCACCGAATCGACCGTTGCCACTATCGAAGCGATCGCCAGCGCCACGCTTCTCGAAATCGGCACGACCCAGAAGGAGATCAGCTACAACGGTGGCCAGAAGCAGGACGTGGATGTCGGCGTGCTCCTCAGTGAAGAAGAGGAAATGGAGAACGGCCTGGAGTCGCCGGGCGAGCTGTCTCTCTCTGGCAACTGGTTCCCCAGTGACGAAGGCCAGGCATCGCTGCGCGCCGCCGACGCGGACGACTCCACCCGTGGCCTGGTGCTGACATTCAAGAGCGGCGCCACGGCCACCATGCTCGTCCAGGTGCGGCAGGAAACGTGGGGCGTTCAGAAGAGCGGCGTTGCCACCGGCGGCTTCACGCTGCGAGTGAAGGGCAAGCCGGTCTACGCATCGGCGCCGTCCGGCGGGACGGGAGAGTAATCGATGGCGAAATCCCAATCCCCCCAACTCGATCTGCGCGCCCTGGCGCTATCGCCCCTCGCCGGGTTTCGGCACGAGTCGATCAAGGTCGACGAATGGAAGGGCGCCACCGTTACCATTCGCGAGCCCTCGGCGGGTGACTGGACGACATGGCAGTCCAAGCTGGCTGCGATCACTGGCGAAGAGGTCACGCAAGACAACGTCGGTGAGCTCGAATCGGGGATCGACGGTAACGACAGAACGCTCGAGGCCACGTTGTTCGTCCGCGTTCTCTACGACGCGGATGGCAAACGAGTCTTCAGCGATGAAGACGTGGCCGACGTCGCCGCGATCTATGGCCCGGTGCATGAACGTCTCCTGCGTAAAGCGATGGAGTTGGCAGGTCTGACCGAAACGCCGCTGGAGCAAGCGGAAAAAAACTGAGCGAGAGCCCCTGGCTGTTCTTCCTCATGACGCTGGCGCTGCGCCTCGGGCGAACGCTCGATGAGTTGGGCCAGCACATGACAGCCCGGGAGCTCATGCTTTGGTCCGCGTTCGACAAGCAGTCGCCGATCGGTGATCACCGGGGCGATATCCAGCACGCCAACACTGCGGCCGCCATCTGCCAGGTGCTGGGCGGAGAGGCGAAGTTGAGCGACTTGCTGTTGAAGTGGGGCGAGTCAGGTGAGGAAGACGCCGGCAATGACGACGACGCCTTCGAGTCGCTGTTCGCGGGGCTGTCCCAATAATGGAGAATCTGCATGGCGTCCAAGCTCCGTGAGCTGATCGTCCGCATCAGCGCGGATTCCAGCCAGTACCAGCGCGAGATGAGTCGTGCGTCCCGCATGGGCAGCGACTACTACAAGAGCATCGAGGGCGGCGCCCGCCGCGCCGATGCGGCGATGCGTCGCAACCAGCAGCAGCTCGAAGCAGTACGGACCTCTCTGGGAGCCGCTCGTCAGCAGGCGATTGCCTTCTTCGCGGCTTACGCCGGAATTGAAGGCGCCCGGGGCATCGTGCGCCAGGCCGACGCCTGGAAGAACACCAGCGCCCGCATCAAGCTCGCCACGCAGGATCAACGCGAGTTCACCCAAGCGCAAACGGGCCTGCTGGAGCTATCGAACCAGACCCGAACCTCGTTCGAAGCCAATGCCAACCTGTTCGCTCGTTCCGCTCAGTCCGTTCGGGACTACGGCGGCTCGGTAGAAGACGCGCTTGGGCTGACGGAATCTATCGCGTTGGGCCTGCGCCTCTCAGGCGCCACCGCCGAAGAATCCAGCTCGGTCATCACGCAGCTATCCCAGGCGCTTTCCTCTGGCGTACTGCGGGGTGAAGAGTTCAACGCCATCAACGAGTCGGGCAACCGCGCTGCGCAAGCGCTAGCGGATGGTCTCGGTGTCGCGCGTGGTGAGCTTCGCGCGATGGCGGAAGCTGGGCAGTTGACGACTGGTCGCGTGCTAAAGGCGATGACCAGTCAGCTCGTTACGCTGCGCAAGGAAGCTGCCACACTGCCCGACACCGTGGGCGCCAGTTTGCAGGTGCTCAACAACCAGTGGACGGCCTACGTGGGGCGGCAGGATGCGGCCACCGGTGCAACCCAGGTCATGTCGACCGCCATCCTTGGCCTGGCCAACAACCTCGACACTGTCGCCAACGCAGGCGTCGCCCTGGCTGGCGGCGTGCTCGCCGGCTACTTCACCAAGTTGAGCCGATCGGTTGGAACCGCAACGCTCGAGGTGGTGCAGGGAACCCGCGCGCAAATCTCTCACGCGGCGGCACAACGCGAGGCTGCCGCGCAGCTCGTGCGGCGTACCGCTGCTGAGCAGGCATCGGCCAAGGCGGCGCTTGCCACGGCTCAGGCGCAATACAACGCTGCCCGTGGTACCAACGCCCAGGCGTTCGCCACCCAAGCGCTCAGCGGGGCCCGCGACCGCTATGCGGTGGCGACGTCGGAGGCCGCGGCGGCCACCACCGCGCTGAGCGCTGCCAACAGCCGCTTGAATACCGTTATGGCCGTCACCCGCAGAGTGGGCTCTGGTGTGCTCGGCTTGCTGGGCGGGCCGGCCGGATTGGTCGGTATCGTCGCCTCAGTGGCCGCCGGCTGGCTGCTGTACCGCGACAATACGCAGAAGGCGTCCAGCGCGAATATCGACATGTCGGCAACGCTGGACGATCTCCGCACCAAGTTCCGCGCGCTCAACGACGACCAGCAGCGCGCCGAGCTGGTCGCCTGGGGGCAGAAACAACGCGAAGAGATCGAGAAGGCCCAGCAAGGTTACGAACAGCTGCGCGAATCGATCACCAGTACGTTCGGCGGTCAGTTCGGTCAGCGCGTCGCCCAGGAGTTCGACCAGGCTCGCCAGAGCGGCGAGTCGCTCTCCGCTGTAGTTGCCCGCATTCAAGAGCGTTACGGCCTCAGTGATGAGCAGACCGAGTCCTGGCTGGTGCTGGCGGGCAATATCGCCGACGCCGATCAGGCAGCCCAAAAGGCGGAGCAACGCCAGAATGCGCTGAGCGGTGCGTTGGTCAAGGTCAGCGACACGGCGATTCGCGCCTCTCGCTCCCTCGCTGGGCTCAATGACACCGCCAATGAAGGCCCAAGCCAGAAGGTGCTCGACAAGTGGCGCACGTTCAACGAGCGCCTGCGCGATCAGATGGCCGCCATTCGGGATCCGTCAGAGGTCGGCGCCGCATCCCGGGAGCTCGATAGTCTCGGCATCGACGACTCGGTGCTGCGTGGCTTCACTATCTTCCAGGCGTCGCAACTAGATGCCATCCGGCAGCAGCAGGAGGCGCGAAAGGCTGCGGCCGCCGAGGCCAAGCGCATTACCGCCGAGGCGATTCGCAATGCGCAGCGAGAAGCGGAGGAGGTGAAGCGGGCGCTGGAGCAGGAGAAAAATCAGTACGTCAGCCTGCTCGACACACTCTACCCCGTGCAGGCCGCGCAGAAGGAATATGCCCGCGACAAGGAACTGCTGGTCGCCTGGATGATGCGCGAGGGCAAGACGGCCGATGAGTTGGCGGAAGCGCAACGGCGGCTGAAGGATAGCTATGCCTCCGACGAGGACTTCCAGAAGGTCTACGGTTTCGACCCGAAGGACACCAAGAAGCTCGAGCAGACGACCAGCGTCGCCAAGAGCCTGGGGCTGACGTTCAGCTCCGCGTTCGAGGATGCCGTGATCGGCGGCAACAAGTTCCGCGATGTGCTGTCTGGCATCGCCGATGACATTCAGCGGATCCTGATTCGAAAGAGTGTCACCGAGCCAGCGGCGAATGCCCTGGGTAGCTTTGACTGGGGCAGCCTTTTCAGCTCGAGTAGCTCTGGCAGCTACAGCTCAGGATGGGCGGCCAGCGCTACCAGTTTCTCCGGCGGTGGCTATACGGGCGCCGGTGGTAAGTACACGCCCAAGGGTGTCGTTCATGCCGAGGAGTTTGTCGTTCGCAGCGAGGTCGTCAAGCAGCCAGGAGTTCTCGAGTTCCTGACCGGTCTGAATCGCGGTTATGCCAATGGCGGCTACGTGGGTTCCAGCGTGCCGGCAATGCCTGCGGTGGCGCCGGCCACTGCAGGTGATATGTCGATCGTGATCCACAACGAGGGCGAACCAGCGCAAGTGACCAGAACTGAGCAGCGTCGGAGCACCGGCGGTAAGCGGGAGATTCACATGTGGCTGAAGTCCGCTTTCAGCTCGGGAGCGCTCGACACGACGATGGCAGACAACTTTGGCATCCAGAGGAGGGGCAGAGGCAATGGCAACCTGGCCTAGTGATCTGCCGGATTTCTTGCGCGATGGCTATCAGGAAGCGCCGGTGTCTCAGACCATCGAGTCGAGTGTCGACGGCGGGCCGCCCAAATCCCGTCGTCGCTTCACCGCTGCCTATCGAACCATCACCGGGCGGGTGGCGATGACTACCGAGCAACTGGATACATTCGAGACCTTCTTTCGCGATGACGCCCCGGATGCCGTGCCATTCACCATCCCGCACCCGCGTACGGGGCAAGACGTCCGGTGTCGAATCATCGGTAGCCCGCCCTACACCATCGAACCGACTGGCGCACCGCGCCGGCCCTGGCGGGTTTCATTCCAGATTCAAACAGTGCCCTGAGACCAAGGAGGTAGCATGGCCGTACGCTCCATCTCAGCGGAGGGGCTCCGCGATCTATTCGCCCAGCACACCGACTCGGTAATGCTCGCCCTGGTTTCGTTCTACGAGCCCGACTCGACCAATTACGCGAGGGTGGTCAACAACACAGAATCCATCGAGCACAACGGTGCCACCTATATTGGCTTGCCGTTCCAGCTCAGCCTGCCCTCCAGCTCGGATGAGCAGGTTCCTCAGTTGACCATGACAGTGGACAACGTCGAGCGAACGCTGGTGGAGCTCCTGCGCAGCGTGGATGAGCCTCCGAGCGTGTCGATCGAGGTGATACGCGTGAACCGTCAGGGCGGCACCACGTCCGAGTTGGGCCCCATGGAGTTCTCTCTGCTGGGCGCGGACATCACTCCGGAATCGGTGACCCTGCAAATCGGCTACGCCAACGATATTCTGAACAGCCCGGCCACGGGGGACATCTTCAACCCCGGGACGGCCCCGGCGATGTTCTCGTCATGATCGACGTCAGCGAATACATTGGCTTGCCGTACCAGGTCGAAGGCCGCGGACCAGACGCCTATGACTGCTGGGGGCTGATCCGCCTCGTCTACGCTGATCGGCTGGGGATCGAGCTGCCCTCGAACCTCGGCTACGACGAGACACTGACCGCACACACCGCCGAGATGATCGAGCAGGGCCGTTCCGGATGGGGGTCGGTGACCACGCCTGACGCCTATGACGTGGTGCTGCTCAATGTCGCAGGTTCTCCCAACCACATCGGTCTGGTCATCTCGCCCGGCTGGATGCTGCATACCACCCACCAGAAAAACGCCTGTATCGAAAGCTATGCGCGCCCGATGTGGCGAAGCCGGGTTGAGGGGGTCTATCGCCGATGCGGCGATTTGTTTGCGAACCCCGATAAGCCTATTCTGGCCGAATAGCCGCCCCAGAGCGGCGTTGTGCATTCAGGGGAGACAGAATGAAAGCACTCGCAGTAGTAGCCGCCATCGTCGCGCTTGGGCTGGCGGGATGCGCCAACCAGCCGTCGACGCCCGAATCAGCGGCCGCTGTGCCGCCCGACCGCCTCTACAGCATGCAGGCGCCCCAGCCTGGATACGGCACCGTCCAAGTTTTGCGTGACACCGGGGTGACTGGATCCGGCTGCTCGATCGACGTGTACATCAACCGCGAGCGTGTCGCCACCCTGGAGCCAGGGGAAGCTGCAACGTTCCAGGTGAAGCCGGGGCGGACACTGATCGAAGCCGCGTCGAGTGGAATGCTATGCAGTGGGAGGGATACCTCCGTCGAGACTGTAGCATCCGACGAGACCTACTATTTCCGCACGGCCAGCGACGGGGCGTTCTCGGTAACGCTCTCGCCAACCATGTTCTGACCTAGCTCCCGACTACTTTCGAAACCCAGCCAAGCGCTGGGTTTCTTCGCTTCTGAGGTATGCATGACGACGCTTATCGCCCGCCCGCACCCGCTGCGCAGTGATATCTACGAGGTCGACCTCGGCGAGGGTGCCGTACTCTCCAGCATCGTTCCACAGATGGAAGGCCTGCACGCCCAGGTAAACGGGACTCCGTGGCCCCAATCCCGCTGGGGAGAGGTATTGCCGGCTGGCGTCGTACACGTGGTGGCCGTTCCTGGCGACGATGGCATTCTCGGTTCAGTCCTCCAAGTGGCGGTTGCTGTGGCGGCGGCTTACGTCGGCTTCACGATCGGTGGCCCCTGGGGCGCGGTTGCGGCGGCGGGGATCAATATCGCCGGCAGCACGGCGATCAACATGCTCATCCCCCCCAAAACCCCCGATGCCAGCACCGGCACCCAATCCGGCAGCACCATCCGCAGCTCGCTCACCGGCAGCCAGAACCGGGCCAACCCCTACGGCGTGATCCCGCGCGTCTACGGGAACCCGCGCTGGTTCCCGCCCAAGGCGGGCAACGACGTCACTGAGTCGGCCGGCGATGACCAGTACCTGCGCATGCTGCTGTGCCTCGGCTATGGCCCGCTGGAGATCGCTGGCCACCGGGTCGGCCCTGGACTGCCGTTGCTGGCTAACGCCGATGTCGGCGCTGCTATCCGTATCGGCGAGACAAACCTGGGCGAATACGACGAGGTGAGCTGGGAGATCGGTACCCGCGACCAACTGACGCTCTACACCCAAGATATCGTGGAGGAGGTGCCGGGCGTAGCCCTGGACCTGCAGGACCGCACCACCGGCAAGAATCTGCTGAGTTCCCAGGATGACGTCTCCGCCGTGCGCACGACTGCCGTCGATGCGACCGAGATCAGCGTCGATGTGGTCTGGCCGTCAGGGCTTTACGCCATGAACTCGACCGGCGATATGTCCCCGGTCAATGTCGAGATGCTGATCGAACAGCGCGAAGTCGGGCAGAGCGAGTGGATCACCCAGCGCAGCGTTGTCGTGTCGTCGGAGTCCAAGACGACCGTGCGCAAGAATTGGAGCTGGAGCGTCCCCAAGGGGCAGTACGACGTCCGTGTGACGCGCGTGCGCACCGATGGGCCCAACCGCGAGGCTGTCGTTTCCGATGCCCAGTGGTCGGCGCTGCGTACGATTCAGGGCGATAACGAGGCTTACGGTAACGATCGGCACGTGCTGATGGCACTGCGGATCAAAGCCACTGATCAGCTCAACGGTGTTGTCGATCAGCTCTCGATCCGCACGCAGTCGGTGCTCCGCGTATGGAACGGTGAGTCGTTCACGCTCGATGCGACCAACAATCCGGCATGGGCCTACCTCGATGCGCTCACCGGCGAGCAGGTGCCACGCCCGATCACCGACGACCAGGTCAACCTGCCCGAGATTCAAGCCTGGGCGGCGTTCTGTGACGAGACCGGCCTCGGCTACTCCTGGGTGCACGACGGCAACGAGACGCTGTTCCAGCGCTGCCGTGCCATCGCATCGACCGGGCAGGGCTCGTTCTCACTGCAAGATGGACTGTACGGCGTCGTCCGCGACAGCCCCAGCGAGCCTGTCACCCAGATGATCACACCGCGTAATGCGTCCAACGTGCGTGCCAGCCGTCAGTATCGGAAGCTGCCACACGGGATCCGCGTGAAATACGTCGACTTCGAGACCGGCGCGGCTACCGGCACCGATGCCGAGCTGATCGTCTATCGCGATGGCTTCACCGAGCAGAACGCCACCATCTTCGAAGACTTCGAGACGCAGGGCGTGACCAGCGCCACTGAGGCGTCGTTCCAGGGCAACTACTATCTGCGCCAGGCCATCCTCCGACCCGAGACGTTCACCGCCGATATGGATTGGGAGAACCTGGCTGCAGTGCGCGGCAACCGTTGCTCGCTGGCCTCCGACGTGCTGAAGGTCGGCCTGGCCAGCGCGCGGATCTCGGCCATCGACGACGTCAACAATCGCATCACGCTGGACAGCGAAGTCGAGTACACCACCGAACGGCAGTATGGGCTGCGCGTGCGCCAGCAGGATGGCGAGCAAGTGCTGATTCCGGTCACTGCCGACGAGGTGGGTTACGTCGATACGCTCTCGATCGGCGACGAGGACTACGATCTGCAGCCGGGCGACCTGGTTACCTATGGCGTGCTGGATCGCGAGACCATCGACACCAAGATCACCCGGGTGGACCCGGGCCCCGACTTCACCGCGACGTTGACGCTGGTGCCGGCGGCGATCGATATCTACGACTTCGCCAACGACCCGATCTACGACCCAGGCATCACCAACCCGATCGACCCCAACCAGGTTGCGCCGCCGGCGCCGGTGATCACCTCCGCGCGGGGCGACTCCACTGCGGCATCGCGCAATGCGGATGGCAGCTACCGGACGCTGATCCGGGTGTCGTACATCTTCCCGGTTCGTGTCGGCTCGCCGACGGTACAGGTGGAGGCGCGCTATCGGCTGCTGAGCAATCCGCAGTGGAGCCATGCCGGTCCGTTCCCGGCAACGGGGTCGCTGGCGATCGCCGACATCGAACAGCACGCTGAGTACGGGATCCAGGTACGGGCCCGTAACCGTGACCGCGTCTCGGCATGGTCTGCCGAGGTGGCGCTGGACGTGATCGGCCAGGCCGCCATCGCGCCCACTGGCGTCGATGCCGAGGTCGGCACGTTCAGCGTGACCCTGCGCCCGGTGACGATCTACGCCGGCAGCCTGTTCCGCTTCTACCGCTCAGCCGTCGAGCTCCAGCCGAGCCAGGTCGAGAGCGGGGCGGTCAATCTCGGCGTCGCCGCGGTCATGGTCGACACCGACCTGCAGCCCGGTACCGATTACTGGTATTACGTTCAGGCCTACACCGTGTACTCGTCGTCCGAGTTCTACGTACTCAAGGTCACTACGCGGGAAGACTTCGACGCCATCCTTGGCGCCGTCGACGAAGACCTGCGCAAGCCTGGCGGTCTGGTCGACCAGTTCGAGAACGGTATTAACGACAATGCCGAGCAAATTGCGGCCGCACGTACCGACTTCGAGGACGGGCTGGCCGAGGCCAACGCCGGCATCGAGCGGACCGATGCACTGATCGGCGAAATCGGTACCGAGGTCGATCAACTCACGAGCAACGTCGATACCGAGTTGGCAGGCGTCAATCAGCGTATCGGTGCCGCCAATGATCGGATCGATGGCATCGAAACCGATCAGGCTGCCGCCGAGGAAGCGCTGGGCAACCTCGATACCGAGATTGATCAATTGTCGAGCGACGTCGAAACCGAATTCTCGGGGGTCAACGACCAGATCGCCGATGCCAACCAGCGCATCGACGGGGTGGAATCGATCGCCGAGGGTGCGGATACCAAAGCGGACATTCTCGCCGAGGACGTCTCGACGCTCGACTCGCGGGCCGACGGCCACGACGCGGAGATCTCCGAGACCAATCGTATTGCCCGGCTGAATGGCATGCTCGAGGCGTTCGAGCGTCAAGCGGCGCAGGTGCAGACCGCAGCGGGTAGTGCAGCGTACACGGTCGAGCGCATCCAGCGGATCTCGCAGGGTCAGTCGCTATCACAGGCCACTGAGGAACTGGACGCGCGTCTGAGCGGCAACATCGCCACGGCACGCAGCCAGATCACCACGCTGGTGGATACGACCCAGTCGATCACCGATAGCCTGACCGAGCTGCGCAGCGAGTACGAGGGCACCTCGGCGGAGTTTGATAGCCGGATTACAGCGGTGACGACTCAAGCCCAGGCGATTGCCGATTACGTTCTGAACCTGAAATCCGAGGTAGAGGATGGCTTCGCCACGGTTCAGTCGCGGATCACGACCGTGGCGAACGAGTCCGAGGCGCTGTCTCAGGACATCCGCACGCTGCGTAGCGAATACGAGGGATTCTCCGCCGAGGCCGACCAGCGGCTGACCACGCTGGCAAATGATCAGCAAGCCATGACGCAGTCTCTGCAGGCGTTGAGCGCGAGCTACGATGCGTCGACGGCCGACTTCGACGAGCGCATCACGACCCTGGCCGACGAGCAGAAAGCGACGGCGCAGTCACTGTCGCACCTGTCCACGGCTTACGGCGAGACGACGTCGGATTTCGAGCAGCGGATCTCGGCGCTGAGTAGTGCGACCGAGGGGTTGGTCGAAGAAACCTCACGCCTCTCGACGCAGCTAGGCGATGCCGAGGCGGCGATCGAGAACGTACGTCGCGTGCAGCGCTTCGATGGGCTGTTGTCAGCATTCGAGCGCCAGGTCTCGCAAGTGCAGACCGCCGCCGGTAGCGCGGCGTATACGGTCGAGCGCATCCAGCGGATCTCGCAGGGTGAGTCGCTATCACAGGCCACTGAAGAACTGGACGCGCGTCTGAGCGGCAACATCGCGACGGCGCGTAGCCAGATCACCGCGCTGGTGACGACGACCGAATCGATCACCAGTCAGCTAACTGGACTGCGCAGCGAGTACGAGGGCACATCGACCGAGTTCGACGACCGCATCACGCTGCTGGCCAGCGAAGCCGAATCGCTGGGCAGCCATCTCGAGGCGCTGACGTCGGAGACCGACGGCAGCCTGGCCGACGTGCGCTCGCAGATCGAGACGGTGGCCAACGATGCCGAGGCCCTGGGGCAGTCACTCGACAGCCTGCGAACGTCCTACGAGGGGTTTTCTGCCGAAGCCGATCAACGGCTGACCGTGCTATCGAACCAGCAGCAGTCGATGGCCCAGTCGCTGGCCTCGCTCGGGGCGAGCTACGACGATTCGACGGCCGACTTCGACGAGCGCATCACGACCCTTGCAGACGAGCAGAAAGCGACCGCGCAGTCACTGTCGCAACTGTCCACGGCTTACGGCGAGACGACGTCGGATTTCGAACAGCGGATCTCGGCGCTCAGCAGCGCAACCGAGGGGCTGGTCGAAGAAGTCTCGAGTCTCTCGACGCAGCTCGGCGACGCCGAAGCGGTGATCGAGAACGTGCGTCGCGTGCAGCGCTTCGATGGGCTGCTGACCGCGTTCCAGTCGTCCGCGACCCAGGTGCAAACCAGCGCCGGGGGCGCCGCGATACGGTTCGACCGCCTGGTGAGTGTCAACGAGCGACAGGCGCTGGCCCAGCAGACCGAGGAGGTGAAGACCGAGTTCGGCCAAACGACGTCGAACCTGCGCTCGGCGCTATCGTCGCTCTCGAGCGAGCAGCAGGCGCTCGCGCAGGATCTACTCGATCTCAATGCCGAGCTGGGCGACACGTCGGCCAACTTGCACTCGGAGCTGGCGGCGCTATCGGATGGCGTGAGTGCCGTCAGTCAACGGCAGGACGAGTACCGGGTCGAGGTCGATGATCAATTCGCTTCAGTTGAAGACAACATCAGCGCCGTCTATGACCCGGATACCGGGGCCGTCGCCCAGGCGATTACCACGGTCAACGTCAACGGCAAGACGGGAATGCTGGGCCTGCAGGCGTTCGGCGAGGAGATCCAGATTGTCGGTGTCGCCGATGAGTTCGCGATCCTCAACCCGATTTCCGGTGAGCTGGTGACGGCATTCGTCGTTACCGGGGGGAAGGTCGTCATTCCCCAGGCGCTGATCGACTCCCTGGTCGTGACCAAGCTGCGCTCGACGAACGGCAACCTGGTGTTCGATGGCAACAAGCTGAAAGCCGACTACATCGATGCCGTCAATCTCAAGGTCAAGTGGGCCAACGTCCAGGACATCATCATCCAGTGGGCCGATATCCAGGATGTGAAGATCAAGACGGCCGATATCGAAGACGCTGCGGTGACCACGCTTAAAATCGCTGGCCAAGCCGTAACGCTCCCGCAAAGTAACTATCAGGAGGGGAACAGATATTTCAAACGATCAAATACAGGCTCTAGT